TATCAAAAAATCAAAAGTTAAAAAGGAAGGTGAAAACAGTGAAGATTAACTGGAAACAAAAGTTGACAAGTAGAAAGTTTTGGGCAGCAGTTACAGGCTTTGTTACTGCAATAATGGTTGCTTTTGGGGCTAATGACTTGACCATTGAACAAGTGGCATCAGTTATTTCTGCAAGTGCAGTTTTAATTGCCTACATCATAGGTGAAGGAATGGTTGATGCTGCAAGGGTTGGTTCACAAACCAAAGGAGAGGATGAACAAAATGAGTATTAAAATTATCCAAGATTTTATTCCTAAAGGAAGAAAGAACAGACCTGGATACCCAATGACACCTAAATATATCACCATTCATGAAACAGGTTCTTTTGGTAAGGGTGCAAATGCAAAAGCACATGCTAAATATATAAAGTCAGATGATGCAGCCAATAGACCTGCTTCCTGGCATTTTACAGTGGATGACACTGAAATATATCAGCACCTTCCATTAAATGAAAATGGTTGGCATGCTGGGGATGGTGGAAGTGGAACTGGAAACCGTCAAAGTATCGGAATTGAAATTTGCGTTAATTCGGATGGTAATTTTGAAAAAGCTGTTCAAAATGCCCAATGGCTGGTTCGTAAATTGATGGCTGAATTCAACATTCCTATTGAGAACATAAAACAACATTATGATTGGAGTGGAAAGAACTGCCCATACACTATTAGAAAAACACCAAATGGCTGGAAAAACTTCCTGGATGGCTTAAAAGATAAACCCAAAGAAGATAATACTTCAAAGGTTTTATACAGGGTTCAAACTGGTGCTTTTAAGGTTAAATCCAATGCTGATAAGCTTGCAGCGGAACTTAAAAAGAAAGGTTTTGACACCTATATTGTTCAAGCTGATGGACTGTTTAAGGTGCAAGTTGGGGCTTATAGCATAAAAGCAAATGCTGATGCCATGGCTGCAAAATTAAAAGCTGCTGGATATGATACTTATATTACAACTAAAGGTGGAACACCTGCTGAGCAAACTTCCCCTACCCAAACCATTAAAGTTGGAAGCAAGGTAAAAGTAAAGAAAGGTGCAAAAACTTATACTGGTGGAAATCTTGCAAACTTTGTCTATAATAATGTATATGATGTTATTCAAATAAATGGTGACAGGGTAGTTATTGGTAAAGGAACAGCAGTTACAGCAGCAGTTCATAAGAATGATTTAATTCTTCAATAAAGATAGCCCATACCTCTTATTTGGTATGGGCTTATTTTTTTTTTGGTTGGCATTGCCTACTGGTTGCCAACCATGAGGACATTTTTATATACTTTTACAAAATACAATAAAATATAATAAGATAAACTGTTTCTTTCAAAACCCTTGATTTATAAGTGTTTGAAAAGATGATAAAATATAATAAGATGTAATAAAATAAACACTTTCCATTTACGACACATATAGAAACTGTTTGTCTTTTATCCAGTAAAATCAAGGGTTTTGGGTAATAAAAATATCAACCATGGTTGATTTGCCTACGATTTGCCAACGGAAATTTTATTTGGTTGGCAAGTTTTCTTTTGTTACTTTTTCAAATATTTCAACTGATTGTTCTGCCATCTTTTCAGTTGCATGGGTGTAAGTATCAAGGGTTGTTTCAATGTTAGCATGACCAAGCCTTAATTGAACATCCTTGATATTTGCACCATTTTCAATTAACCTGGTGGCATGAGTATGCCTTAATGAATGAAAGTTAAAAGGAATTCCCAAACTATAATTGATTACCCTGGAAGCATATTTGAAAGTGTCAGGGGTTGCTATTTCACCATTTTCTTTAGTGCAGACCATTTGAATTGGTTTCATTACACCAGGGTTTACTGACAACGGAAGGGAATATATTCTTCTTAATGTTTCATTACCATCCATTTCTTCAACTTCATATTGCTGAATATAATGCTGTCCATACTTCAAGCGATTTTCCATTTGCAATTTCCTATGTTGCTTCAAAGTATCAATCAATGTTTTACCTATTTTAATTTTCCTTACAGATGATTCAGTTTTAGTTGACCCAAAATACCAATTTGGCTTTCTTTTATAAATAATTTTATTAACATCAATTATCCCCTTATCAAAGTCAATGTCATCCCAGGTTAAAGCCATGACTTCACCAATTCGGCATCCAGTATAATATCCAATCATAATTGGAATGTGAAAAGTTGTTCCCATTGGAAACCTTTCAATTATGTGATTAAATTCTTCAGTAGTAATAACCTTATGATTAATTTCTGTTTTAGAATGTTCATACTTTGGATATTTTACATACTGCATGGGGTTATCTTTAATGAAGTTGCAAGGATGAACTGCATACTTTAAGGAACCACTTAATACACATATTATATTGGTTAAGTGGTTTTTACTTATTCCAGTCAAATATTTATTGTTCACAAATTCTTGAAGCATTGCTGGGGTTAATGATTTCAGCTTATAAATACCAAAAGCAGGTTTAATATGATTTCTGATTATGATTTCATAAGCTGATTGGGTGTTATACTTACAATTAACCATAACATAATTCTTAAACCAATAATCCATGTAATCAGCAACAGAAATTTCACTTGGTTCAAAGTGTAATCCAGCATTTTCATATTCTTGAAGTGCTTTTCTTAAAGCAGCTTCAGCTTCTTTCTTGGTTCTACCGCCAACCCTTTCAATTCTTTTTCTTTTTCCATCAACACTGGAAGCTTCAAAGGAATAATACCACTTGTTTCCTCTTTTTCTCACATGACCAGCCATATTAACATCCTTTCTATTAATATTTTTAGTTCAAGATGGTTCAAGATAAGTTCAAGATAAAATAAACATCTTGAACCCCTTCAAAGTCAGCTTTATCAATGCTTTCAACTTCATAGGTTCAAGATGTTCAAGATATTTCTCCTATATACTTTTATTATTTAGATATATATTTATTTGTTTTTAAGATAAAAAAATATTAAATCATTAAGAAGTATCAAAACATCTTGAACATCTTGAACTTCCCTGTAATATCAAGGGTTACATCTTGAACCCACATCTTGAACCATCTTGAACCTATCTTGAACTTATAAAACATAATCAGCTAAATTCCCCTGTTCCATAATTCTTTCCCTGATGCTTAAAAATTGCTTCATAGTTTTCCCACTGACATCCCAAAAGGCAAGATGCTTTGGTTCACCACTGGATGAAGTATATTTAATCACATAGTAAAATTTAGTTCCCATTTTGGCAGTGGTTCCAGTGGTATTATGATATTGTGCCATGAAATTTTGTTCAGGAAGTGCGTCAATAGCAGTAATTTGTTTGTATGGAAGGGTAACATTCAGGTCAGGATTGGTTTTGCTAATTATCAATGCATCATCTTCTAAAGTAATTTTACATGGAAAATCTTGAAGAAATCCCTGCAAACCTTCATAATACATGACATTCAAAATATTGTTGTTCTTTTTCTTTCTACCAAACATTAAAATCACACATCCTTTCTTTATATTACATTGCTTTGAAAAGCAATTGCTTTACCTAAAATTCTAATTTCATTAAGTTCTTCACCTTTGTAAACTAAAGGTTTATATGCTGGATTTTCAGCAACTAATATAATTTCACCTTTCTTTTTATAAACTCTTTTCAAAGTAGCTTCATTGTCAATAAGCACAGCAGCAATTTCCCCATCATTAACATCAGGTTGTTTTCTGATAAAAACAATATCTCCATCACATATTCTTGCATTTATCATGCTGTCACCTTTAACCCTCAAACAAAAGTCAGCCCTGATATTAGCGCCAGCTTCAACATATGATTCAAAATGTTCTTCAGCAAATATTGGTTGACCTGCTGCAATAGTTCCCAGCAAAGGGAACTTTTTAATTTCAATTTTCAAAATGTTATCAGGATATTTTGTAAAATCTCTTTCCATTGGAACATCATAACCCATTAACCAAGCTTCATTGACATTTAGGGCTTTAGCAATTTTATATAATGCTTTCTGTTTTGGTTCATATGTACCTGAATAATATTGACTTATTGCAGATTTTGAAAGACCAGTTCTTTCTACCAGGTCAGCTTGTTTCATATCTCTAATTTCCATGGCTTTTCTCATTCTACTTGCAAATGAATCTTTCATTTAATAACACCATCCTTTCTATATCATATTATACACTAAAGTTCAAGAAATTATAACTATTTTTGAAAAAAAGTTTAGAAAACTGAAAAAATGATATTGACACCATTCTTCCCTGGTGGTATTATGTATATAAGTTCAGGAAGTTGAACTAAATAGTTCAGCTTTCCAAAGATGTTCCTTGATAATTGAATACAGACCAGTAAAAGGCATGGCACAATCCCCATGTTGTAATAATCTGGTTATAAAATTTGTGAAGAAAGGTGGTGAGAAATAAATGGAATTTGATTATAGTAATTTGGCTTATAATACAAAAATCAAAAATAAAAATATTGGTTATTTTTTAGTAAATAAAAGAGTTTTTAATACATTATATAAGGCTGAATTGTATTGTGATAAACATGGTTTTGATGTTAATGAATTCATCCGTTCTGAAAATCCTGAAGTATTAAGTGAAGCAAAGGAAATTTGCAGAAATGTTCTTCCACTTTTATATGATATAAAGGAATCTATTCGTAAACTTCATGATGAACAACTTGAACAGGTAAGAAAAAAGATTGATGAATTAAATGAATCTAAAACAAAGCGTGACTTGTTATATGATTATAAGAATGAACAAGTACATAAAGCTTTGGGGGTGATTGAGGGAATAAGTATGATTTTAAATATTGTTAATGAAGAAATAGAAAATCATAAAAAGGTAATTCAATTAAAAGATAAATGAAAGGTGGTATGTGAAATGACTGAAGTGAAATTTGATTACAGTAAATTAAAGGGCAGAATTCGTGAAATTTTTGATACCCAAAGTGCTTTTGCTGAAGCAATGGGAATGTCAACAACTTCCCTTTCTGCAAAACTTAACAACAAGATTGAATTCAGTCAAAAGGAAATGGATAAGGCATCTAATTTACTGAAAATCAAAAAGGAAGAAATTCCAGTTTACTTTTTTACCCCAAAAGTTCAAGAACCTGAACTTTAGAAAGAGGTGAAAGTATGGAAGATATACTTTATACAGTTTCGGAAGTAGCAAAATTAATTAAATGTAACACTAATTATGTATATGACTTAATAAGGAAAGGTTTTCTTCCAGCTTTGAAACTTGGTAGTTATAAAGTCAGACGGGCTGCATTACTGGAATTCCTTGAAA